CTGTCTTATCATTTCAGGTGATTCAGTATATAGGATTTTTGCCACCTCTGACATCTGTGCGTCAGACAATCCTTTTGCGGAAGGAACCATGCTGACCATTAGCTTCGTAAGCGCCATAGGGTCTCCCTGCACGCCCCTAAACACATCTTCCATAGAGGCGGCTCCGCCCCGCATCTGCGATTCCCTTTGCAAGGCCTGAGTCATAGATTGCGCTCGCGGCTGTATTATCTTATCCATAGAGATGGCTTCTGACGCTCTGCCTACATCTCGCAACACTGTACCAGCCTGCTCTGGTGGCAATAGCACTCTTAGGGCCGATCCTAATTGCACATCTTCTTTCGCCATGTTCTCCAGAGTCGTTCCGCTTCTTCTTGCCCTGTTGTTCAATGCCGCCATAGCGCCTGCTCTAAATGCTGACAATGCCTCTGGGTTTGATGACAGGCGATCAATCTCCATTTCCAGCTCATCAACATTCATCGTTAGCGATTTACGCTGGCCCATTTCAAACGCTTCGTTTTGCGTCATCATCTGGCTGTACTGTGCGCGAGTAGATCGAAGCTCTGGAGACTCAACATCAATAGCCTTTCTGAGTGGGGATTCCATCTCACCAAAAGCCTCTCCGGCAGAGCCTTCGCCAGCTCTAAACCTACCAGAAGCCTCTTCGCTCAGGTTTCTCCGTAGTATTTCTGCATCCTCAATGTTTGGCGCTCGCACAAAATCAATCGAGCCGTCTGCGTTCTCTTTAAACAGTGGAACAAGATTGTCCCTCATTTGATACAGTTCTTGTAGCTTCGCTCTGGCTGAAGGAACACGCGAGATTACATTAAGCATCTGATCTGCAACATCCTGACTTACAGGTTGCTTGTTTTCAAACACCCCTTGATAGGCCTCTCGTTGTTGCTGTTTTAAATCTGCCTCAGTTGCAGCTCTTGCTCGTAATATATTGGGGTCGCTTACATCTGGAGATAATGCAGATCGCAATGATTCCTGCGCCTGCCCGGTAGTGGCTTGACGCCTTGCTCCACTTGCAGACAGAATCTGTGAAGCAGTCTCACCGCCTTCGTTTACCATGCCCTTTATGGCCGCAGACAGAGTGGCGTTGTCAGCCATAATACGGCCACTTGCAACGTCAGCAATAAGTTCCTCAACGCTAAGCCCGGTGGCTTTTTGCAAGCGCAATAGCTCTGCCTGTACTGCTGAGTCAGCTCCGCCCATCTTTCTGCGAACATAGCTCATCAGGGCGCTTAACCCTTTCCCGGCGCGTCCTCCTCCAGCCTCCAAGGCGGTCCCCATGACAGTGCCAACTCCAGTGCCTGTAGCGACATCACGCAAGCCCTCCAGTGATACAAGGTCAGCCTCGGTAGTGCCAGCGGCAGTCAGGCCACTTTCTATTGCCGCTTGACTGGCAATTCGCCCAATGTTTGCGCCTGCACCACCACTACCAACGCCAGTCATCGACATAACAATTGACGGGATAAGAGCGCCAGCCAGCTCCATCGTAAGAGCCTCACCGGGATTGGCCTTCTGGTAAGCCTTGAGCTTATTCCTTACCTCATCTCTAGCCGCATCGTACTCAGGGCCGCCCGGAAGAGATGACCGTATTAAGCCTTCAATCTCATCCCCAAAGCCAAAGGTTACCCCTTGCGCAAACTGACGCAGCTTTTGACCCTCTACTGCATCTTGCACGGGGGTCTCGGAAACAAGTCCAAATTGCTCGTCCTGCTTTCTTTGCCTGATTGCTTCTAAAGCGCTTATAGTCATAGCAAACCACCATCTCTCAATATCTCTTCCCGCTCTTCCAAGTTGTACGTGTCCCACTCCTTGCGGGTTAAACTTGGGTCGATTTTCTGTAGCTTGCTTAACGCCTTGTCTGCAAAATCGTGACGCTTTCTGTTGTCAATTTTGTAGTCTGCATATGCCTTTAATCCAGATCCGCCAAGGAGCATCTGCACTTCAGGCATCAATGCGTTACGCAGCTTAGTCTGAGCCGCAATTTTTCGCTCAATATAATCAACCAGCTCATCCCCTGTAAGGTTTTGATCAAATCCAGTAGAAAGCGCCAGCCTTAACTCTGTGGCACTTAAAGCACCAAAGGTGGCAGAGTTAATAATATCAATACCCATTTTGTTGGCAATCTGACGTAGCTCAGTAGTCGCGGCATCTGTAGATGGCAAGAACTTTTGTATAAATCCAGTTTTCGCGCCTTCATCAACTAGCTGACCAATACGCCTAAAGTCGCGTATTTGCTGGTCAATGATATTGAATTGATTAAATACTTCTTCGCCTTTTCTGAGTCCTTGTGACGTATCAAATTCTGCTTTTGTCTGATCCAGAAGGGCAACATTCTTCTCCGCCTCAGTTGGACCAAAGGCTCCGGGGATATCAACCCTTTCAATGGTTTGCGTGTTAGGGTTCATCCGAACAGTGAACAACTGACCAGTTCCTTGGTCTGTCTGCACTCCACCAACTGTTTTCGACATATAACCGCCAGACTGAGACTTGGCCAGTCCTTTTAACACCTCTGCAGCCATAGAGGGATTTGCTTCCACCATGTTCGCGAGATCGCCTCTGCCCTGTGAACGCAAATAGTCCACAGTCTGATTAGCTTGTTTTCTTGCGGCTTGCATGGCCATCAGGTCACTAGCACGCTGATCAATAGCGGCGCTGGGGTTCATTCGCATCTGATTAAATGCAGAAGCCAGCCGAGCCATTTTTGTCTGATCCTGAGTGAATCCTTTGACCCTATCCATAAAGCCCTGCTTTGGCGCAGGAGGCTGTTGCATTGCGGGAGCGGGAATAGGGGGTTGCATCATTGGGGCGCCCTGAGATGGCTCCAAAATGCCATCAAGAAGCCCGCCTGACTTAGGAGACTGCAATTCTCGCATCCTCTGCATTCTTTCAAGCTCTGCCTTAACGTCAACAACAGACATATCTCTTAAAGCACTCATTGAGTAAACCTCACATTTGGCCCATTTGACGGGCTTTTTCTATTAATTCCATTATGCCCGTGGGGCTTAGTGCCTGCACCGCATTGTCTTGCATAGGGACATACTGCTTCTGCAAAGGCGCCATTGCTGGAGCGTCTATCGTTTTATAACTGCTAGTTGCACCAAGGAGCTTGTCAATTTCTAAATCAGATACAGCGCCGGGGGGATTAGCAATTTCTTGCACGATATCGCCAACGGCTATTTCATCCATCGACTTAGCTATATTGTCTATTCCCGCTGAAGGGTCAACGGTCATGTTCGACTTGCTTTCGTAATCAACCATTTGCGCATCCTCTATCATCTTGCGCATTATGGCTTCCTTATCTGTCTCTGGATTGTATAGGCTATCCATACAAGCTGGCTCCCAAAGTCAGATAATCGAACAGACCCGGATTGTTTTGCGTTGTCTGGCTCTGAGGAATCGGTGAAGCGCCAAGAGCTTGCGACACATACCCGATAGTTGAGGCTGGCGCCCCGGTGTACCCGGCAAACTGCTGGCGTGCCGCGTCAATCAACTGCTGTTGCATCAACTGCTGTATATTACCCTGATTCATAAGATCTGACTGGACCTGTCGTCCCATACCAAACCCAAGGTTACCTAAATTAGCTAGCTGTTGCGCACCCTGCATTTGCAGGTTGGCACCCTGTAACCCCATTGACTGGTTAGCAAGATCAGCCTGCATCTGCCGGTTAATATCGCCTGTAGCGGCTTGCTGTGCCTGCTGGAACCCAGCTTGCCGTAGGGCGGCTGATTGTTGCCCAATATTCGATAAAGCACCCCTCCCAAGCTCGCCCATTGCAACGCCGTGCCTAGAGCCGCCAAATGCTCCAGCGGACTGTGCTTGCGCACCAAGCGTGTTTAGCCCCATCTGCGCAGATCGCATTATGTCAGCGGCATTAGCATCTACAACTTGTTGCGTATATGGATTTTGGTAGCTAGACAGGTCTGTATCCCCAACCGCCCCAGCTTGAACATTCATTGGCTGATACCCTCCAGCCGCAACTGTTCCTGCCATGCCGCCTTGCACAGCCTGCGCTGCTAATTGGTTCATGTTTGCAGCCTGCGGGTTAGTAGTCGTGTCTTGCGCTCTAGTCTGTCCTCCCATAGCCATTATCGTTCCTCCTCTTCTGGAAATACCGGAAATTGCGGATCAGGCCCCATCCCTCTGTAATCTGCTACAGGGTACTGTCTTAGGTTTTGCTCTAAAGACCCGAAGTTAGACATATACGGTCCGCCTTGGCTAGATGTTTGGCTAGACGCAAATGGATTGCGCACATACTGTGCCCCGGTTCCACCAAACAGCGCATCATATCGCGCCTGCTGTTCTGGATTTCTTTGAGCCAGTTCTTGCTGAGCCTGCTCAAAAATAGGAAAGGCACTGTAGCCCATTATTCCGCCGCCGAAGTCCTGCGCTTCAGGCATACCCTGAAAAGGAGAGGAAGGGGTAGCAAAACCAAATGCGTTAGCCGCATCAATCTGGCTCTGAAAAGCCGCTTCTTGCATTGGATTAAACGCCGCAAGGTCTGGACCCATGTATGGCTGATAGCCAATCTGTTGAGCCGCTTCCGCACGCGCTAGGTTTCTGACAGTAGGCTCTCTTGCCCACTCTGGGATTTCTGCTTGTGTTGTTTGGCTTCCGCCTTTGCCGCCACTCATCTTATAGCTCCTTAGCTAATGTGGTGAACGACTCAGTCCACCCTTCGTTTTTTAGGACCCTAGACCAGCCTTTGCGGCCAGCTATCGACATTCCGTCACAGCCCTGCGCTTTTGCAAACTGAGCCGCTGAGTCATTCATATCTACAATCTGATCCATCTCGCCCCCGGCCAAAAATACATGAAATATTTTTTTCTTTGGGAACAGGATAATTTCTGTAACTGCACAGCCTCTTTCAGCAGGCCAAAACTGGTATCTCAGGGAGTGAATGCCATCAACAATGTCGCTCCACTCATGCGTGCCTCCAGAATACTCTAGGGCGGCCTCAATCCAATCCTTACAGCGTTCTAGCTCTTCATTGATACTTGCGGCCATTATTTAATCCTGTGTCTTATATGGGCTGATTATACCATTATTGGCGTGATCGCGTGATACTGATTCTAGCCGCCTCAGACGCCGGAGCGAAAGCGGTTGCGGCGGAGGCATCGAGCCAAAGGCTAACGTCATCTACCGCGTAGTTAAACTGTATGTAATCGCCTGCGTTCAGTTCTATCTGGTCTGTTACTGCAAGAATGGCAAAGGCATTATTGTTATGCACTGTCAGGCGCTCAGAGTGGCCTACGCTGGTGCCATTTACAGATAGCCAGTAATACACTGTCTTGCTGGCCGCACTGCTACTCTTTATCTGTATGTGCCCAGTAATGCTGTAAACCCCTGCCTCAACAAAGTCTATTCGAGTGTTGTCAGATGCGTTAACAGAGATGCCACCATTAGTGCTGGTAGAGTTAAACGGTATCTGATACGCAGTATCGGCAGAGGTAGCTACTTGGCTAGTAGTGCAGGCTATTTCTCCGTAACCGTCAGCTAGTACAATTTGCCGCCACTGGTTGTCTTTAGAGATAACCGGGTATCCTTCCCTATCCCATAGAATTATCCCGTCATCGACAGGGGAGTCCCCGGCAACATAGAAAACCAGTTTCGACTTAGTTCGCACCAAGTAATCATTCAGTCTGTCTGCCCACCGCCGGACATCCAAGCCTCCTGCGGGTGGCGGCCTTTCAGCTAGACTCATCTTTTCGCTCCGGGGCTGACTTCTAAGCGCATAGCTCCAGCTCTCCAGTTGGTTGTTTCTTGGCCTTCTATTTTCATGCGAACCTGCCTCCCCTGAAATCTAACTGAGGTCGGATTGGATAAATCAAAAGGACCATGCGTAGTTGCCGGTGCAGTAGGATATAGTCTAGTGGTAAAGTAAACGTCTGCGCTTTCCAATGATGTAACATCCGGAATAAGCCGCGTCACTTTCATTAAATCCTCCCCAGACGCTCCGATCATCAATGGGCCGGTCTCGGCATAAGGCTTATCACTGTCGTAAGAAAACCCAGTTTCTTGGTCGTATAGCTTTCCATCAATTCCAAACCATATTGGATTGTTGAATACGCCAACATCAAACCCAGCCGACCGAGCCATTTTCCCTACTGTCCAGATGTCTTCTCTGTAGTCATACGCAACATAGCTGTCATTGTCTTCAGCATCGGTGCCGGTAGAGTAGAACCACCAAATCTCGTTATGTTGAGCATTGTGGACGCCAAACACTTTACTGTTTTGCGACTTGTTTATATTGTCAAACACCTTGTCATGGACGGCGCACTGTAGCTCTCTTACGCCTGAGCCATCATACGCAAAGAAGCCGTTATTCCCCATCCAGAAAGCCCCTTCGTGGATTCCTACAGCAGACATTCTAGATATGGCGCCACAGGAACCGCTTACTCTTTCAAAACCGTAAACAAAGGGAGGGCCACTGTAAGTTGCAACGTGGGCATCCGTTGTTGTCAGAATCAGCGTCCGCCCTCGAACCTTTACTGCCTGCTGTATTCTTCCTGTTGTTGTTAGCTCGAAGTCACCGGCCTGATTAGTAGCTGTTGGCGTCCAGTCGGTGTTGTCTTCTCTATCGCACCACTGAACCTTTCTTGGGTTGTTGCCTGCCCCTAACGCAAATATAAATCTTTCTTCAGTTACAACAATTGCATCGTTGTTAACGGGGGCGTTAGAGAGGGCAGTTGGGAGAACGGATGTGTTCAGTTGCCACTCGTATATTTTCCCATCCTCAGACGAGCAAGCAACCAGATACTCTCCAAAGTTGCCCATAGACCATGACGTAGCTTCCGCATAAAAAGAATCATTGGCCCTTTCTGTTCCATAGTCTTCTTCACCGAAATCCGCTCCACCGTACCCGGTATTGGAGGCTTGACCAGCAGTCCCTGTAGTTAAGCCTACAGGAGTCAGAGACGTTTTAACGTTGTCCTGATATATGTGCGACAAAGAATTAAATGTGCCAGCAACTATATGCCTGCCCCCATTGTTGTCGGTCCAAACATGGCAACCTCTTGGGACAGCGCCAACGGTT